CTGCTTCCAAAACAGCGCCAGCAACTGCACAGCCATTAAAAAATAACCCACCTACTAGTGGAGGTCAGCCAGTCGCTCCCTCAACAACTATCAATGCAGGCGGCGCTGCCACATTCGTAGGTCGAGGGCGTGCCGCCCCAGTAAATACACCACCGCAGAATGGAGCCAAGGATTATTAATGTCAGAAAATATACAACGCAATCGTGGCCGAAGTAAAAACTACAAGTTTGATCGTGGTGGTAATCCCACTGAGTTTGGTCCCTTTATTGGCGAAGTCAAAAACAACGTTGACAACATAAGATCCGGCCGCCTGAAGGTCTACATTGAACAGTTCGGCGGCGACAACCCTGACGACCAAAGCCTCTGGCGAACAGTCAATTACATTCCGCCATTTTATGGAGCAGTATCTCAAACAGGTACCAACAAAGGAACAGGAACATTTGTTGGTAATCCTCAAAGTTATGGTATGTGGTTTACTCCACCTGATATCGACACACAAGTCATTTGCTTTTTTGTTGCCGGCGATCCCAATCAAGGTTACTATATAGGGTGTGTCCCAGACGAAGGTATCGGCCATATGATCCCGGCCATTGGTGCCAGCAAAAACTTTGATACGCAAAACTCTGATCAAAAAGAATACTTTAAAAACGCCAAGCAGCTACCAGTTACTGAAATCAACAGCGAAAACGACGAAATTGAAAACAACCCACAATTTTTTAATCAAAAGAAGCCGGTACATTCTTATCTAGCAGGAGTAATGCTTCAGCAAGGAGTTATCAACGACACTGAGCGCGGTCCTATTACCAGTAACAGTCAGCGTGAAAGTCCCAGTGCAGTATTTGGAATAAGCACTCCTGGCCGGCCGGTATATCAAGGCGGCGATGACGATAAACAGATCAAGAAAACAGTTGAGAATAAAGATTCCAAATTGGCCAGTGTCAAAGTTGTAGCTCGCCGTGGTGGTCACAGTTTGGTAATGGACGATGGCGATCTTGAAGGCCGAGACAATCTAGTAAGAATTCGATCCAGCAAAGGTCATCAGATTACCATGAGTGATGATGGCAACTTCTTCTACATCCTACATGCCAACGGACAAACTTGGGTGGAGTTAGGTGCAGAAGGCACCATTGATCTTTTTAGTACAAACTCAGTTAACGTGCGTTCACAAGGCGAAATTAATTTACATGCTGATAAAAACATCAACATGTATGCGGGCGAAAGCATCAATATCAAAAGTAAAATTGTAAGAATTAATTCTGTTGAATCCCTGGACCTGACCAGCAAAACCAATATATCCTTATTCAGCGAAAACACAATTGGTGTAACTGCAACTGGCAGCTTGGGTATCAAGAGTCAATCTGGTAACTGGGACGGCGGATCAAGTCTGGCACTCAAAGGCGGCACAATCAATCTCAACGGCCCAGGAGCCGGAGCCGGATCAATAACAAAACCAGCCTTGCTGGAAGATATCGAATTGCCGGATGTGGCCTGGGTTGAAGGTAAAGGATGGGAAGAAGAAAAAAGCAAGTTGATAACCATTGTGAGTCGTGCGCCCACTCACGAACCTTATCCGTATCACAATCGTGGTGTGGAAGCCAAGTCCGCAGTGACTGAATTTACTGCCAGTGGTGGAGCCAGCGGTGATAGCTCAGGATTTGTAGGCACACCCGAAACTGCTACTGTGGTCCCTCTGACCCCTACCACAGCAGCTACAGCACAATTGTCTAGCTTACCTGTAACAGGTGCTGTTAGCCCTGCACAAATACTAAAACAGGTACAGGCTACTTCTGGTATTGGAAGTTTAAATGTGCCGCAAGTGACCAGCCTGTTGAGTTCAGCTGCTGCTGGTGTAGGTCAAGCAGCAGGTGCATTTAGCGCACTAAAAGGTATAGGACAATACGGACTTGCGCCATTGCAGCTGGAACAACTGGGCTTGATCAAGCCTGGCACAATTCGCAAATATCTAGGAAATTCCAACGCACTCAATGCTGTACTAACAAGTCCTACTATCTGGACCGGCAAAGATGGAGTCAGCAACATAGGTGGTATATTGACCAATCCAGCATTGCAGACACGCTTACAACAAGGCCTAATGAAAGACGGACTTGTGGCACTACGCAAAACTGGTGTGCTTAACGGATTAGAAAAAGTTCCGCAGTTGGGAGCCTTGCTACAGTCAACTGCCAAGTTTGGCCCTGATGCAGTGAAATCCTGGGCACTTGGGCAAGCAAATGCAGTGGTATTAAATCAAATCAACAAGCTGTCTAAAAATGCTCAGGTAGCAATCAAAGTTGCCAACAGCATTATTGGTGCTGTGTTTGGCGGATCCAGTGCTCGCGGCCCTGTTGCTATTGCTGGTATAATAGGAACTGTTAATCGTTTACCGGTAACCACAGCGGTAGCTGGAGTTATTGGTGATAAGAAAGTTCCTGTTCCTGACTATCAGAACATCACCCGAATTGATGTCACTGGTATACAACAAGAGGCCAAAGTAAAAGCCTATGAAGAGGCCAGGGCACAAGGTAAATCTGAAGAACAAGCACAGAATATTTCAGCTGCTGCCGGTAACTTGGCCGGGGCTGAGGCACTGGGTCAAGCCGGTAAGTCCGCAGGACTTAGTTCTGGTACTACTGGAAACGCACCAGTACCTGCTGCACGAGGCTTGGGAGAATTTCAACGAGAGTTTGGTACACAAACTGCACAAGCGCCCGGCCAATCCACATTCCTGGGAGGCAAAAACATCTCGGTGTCCAGTCTACCAGTATCTAATACAGGATCAAATGCAGACGCAGCATTGGCACAAACCAGGGGGGTAAATGTCAATCCCGGAGATTCGCAATTTCAATCACAGGCCCAACTTGATGCTGAAATTGCACGAGAAGCAAAACTTGCTGCAAAGAAGTAAGAGATTTTTTGCAGCAAGCACAACTACTAACTCAGGATAAGTATTGTTATGACTACATTTGTTGGATTTAATACTATTAATCAGTATAAAAAATTTACCTTGGTTGACTTTGAGTTGATCAAACGTGATTTGGCCAATGCCTTTAACATTCAAAAGGGAGAGGTACCAGGCCGTCCTGAGTACGGGACAATAATATGGAGTTATGTGTTTGAAAATCAAGCAACTGATACCACTGAATCCATGTTGGCTGAATTGCAACGGGTTGCCGGTGGCGATCCAAGAGTTTCGTTGCAAGATGCACAGATATATCCACAAGAAAATGGCATTCTAATAGAGCTGTTCATCAGAACAGTAAACAGTTCAGAAGCACAACTGTTGTCTCTATTTCTCGATCAAGAATCTCGCAGAGCCAGTTTTATCTAAAACTACGTCGTTTTTAACTGTAATAAATACTCTACTAACGAGATAACATGGCTAAGACTGCGCGACAAACAGCAATATTTGGAGTAGAAGATTGGAAGCGTCTGTACCAGACCTACAGAGAAGCCGACTTCCAAAGCTACGACTTTGAGACTCTACGTAAGAGTTTTGTAGACTATCTGCGTTTATATTATCCAGAAACTTTCAACGACTATATTGAGTCATCGGAATTCATAGCAATTCTTGATGTCATGGCATTTATGGGTCAAGCCTTGGCCTTCCGTAATGATTTAAATGCACGAGAGAATTTTCTAGACACAGCAGAACGCCGAGACTCGGTAGTTAGGTTAGCCGATTTAGTCAGCTACACTCCCAAGCGTAATCAGGCAGCACAAAGTTTCTTGAAAGTGTTTTCTGTACAAACCACAGAAAGTATTACAGACTTCAACGGTGTCAACTTATCAAATGTCACCATCAACTGGAATGATCCCACCAACGCTAATTGGCTTGAGCAATTTACCTATGTAATGAATGCAGCATTTGTTGACAGTCAAAAATTTGGACGCCCTGCCAGCAAACAAACAATATTGGGTGTTGAGACCGCAGAGTATACTATAAATTTTGCCGCTGGATTTTTACCAGTTATACCCTACACTTCTAATGTCGACGGAATAAACATGCCATTTGAAGCAGTGAGTTCGTCAACACAAGGCAAAAACTATGTGTACGAACCAGCACCGCAGCCCAACGGCGAATTCAATATCTTATACCGTAACGATCAATTGGGGTTTGGATCCAACAATACTGGCTTCTTCTTTTTGTTCAAGCAGGGAGTATTACAGAACCAAGACTTTAATTTGGCCGAAGCAATTACCAATCGCACAGTTGAAATCAACATTGAAGGAATCAACAACGAAGATTATTGGCTATATCAACTAGACGATGTCGGAACAGTGGCCAGTGAGTGGGCGTATGCCGAAAGTATTTACGCGGCAGCAATCGAACAGTTGGCGCCGAATCAAAGAAAAATTTACAGTATCACAAGCCGTGTAAATGATCAGATCACTCTGACGTTTGGTGACGGTGTATTCTCGGAAGTGCCTGTGGGATTTTTTCGTACCTATGTTCGTGCTTCAAACGGATTGCAGTATATTATCAATCCAGAAGAAATGCAAAGTGTTGTGTTGCAGGTTACCTATGTCAGCAGATACGGTCGCAACGAAGTATTGACATTTAACTGTGGTATTACTAACCCTGTTAGCAATGCTCAACCGCGCGAAACAATTCAAGAAATTAAGCAACGTGCGCCTGCTCGTTATTATACACAGAATCGTATGGTCAACGGTGAAGATTACAATAACTTTCCGTTTACCCGTTATAACAGTATTGTAAAAAGCAAGGCAGTGGCACGTAGCGCCACTGGTACTACACGATACATTGACCTGACAGACGTGACTGGAAAGTATTCAAGTACAAATATTTTTGCCGGCGACGGTATGTTGTACAAAGAAAACCCGTTGAATAGTTTTGAATTTGATTGGATTAACCGTAACGACATTGTAGATGTCATTACAAATTCAATTGAACCATTACTGAGTTCAAGAAGCTTGTTGCAGTTTTATTATGCTAACTTTTTACGCCCTAACTTGTTGGTGTTAAATCTAGCATGGAACCAAAGCACAACAGTGGTAAATGAAACCACCGGCTATTTTTACAATACCAGCAATCTAACGCCGCAAAACATTGGAGGATATGCCAGTAACAACGCCAAGTATATTACGCAAGGCTCTTTGGTGAAATTTATTCCTCCTGCTGGTTATTTCTTTGATGCCAATAACCGCTTGGTTGCTGGCGTCCCGATACGGGCAGATGAAAAATTAGAAATATGGGCCACTGTAAGCGCAGTAGTACTTGAAGGTACTGCATCGGGCTTGGGCAATTTACCTGATGGGTCTGGTCCTGTCGCACTTAATGTATTTGTGCCTACTGGTGCTTTAACACAACAAGTAATTCCAAAATTTATAGATGATATTCCGGCCAGTGTCGAACAAAGTATGTTGCAACAGATTGAATTATTTAGAAATTTTGGTCTAGGTTACAATAATCTGACCGCGACATGGTACATTATTACCAGCACTAATCTTGCTGAAGACTCTGCCTTTAGCCTACAGTATGCACAAAATACACAAGGCATTGCGCTTGACGCCAGCTGGTTGGCACAGTTTGTAAGTAATGGTCAATCATACTCTGTAACAACACGCGGATTAGACTATATCTTTGCCAGCATTATTGAAACTAGATTTTTCTTTGATACCAGCGAAAAAATATACGACAGTAAAACTGGTAAAGTAATAAAAGATTTTGTTCGTGTACTTAAAACCAACTCTAAACCAGATTCAAACTCGCCGCTGAGTGGCGACATCTCAATGGAAATCATTGCTCAGCCGGTTCAAAGCGACGGATATGTAAACGATTTTCAAGTTGTAGTTAGTTATAGGGACAGTGATTCCGACGGCGTTGCTGATAACCCAGACTTCTTCGACGAAATTGTAGCACCATCAGTTAATCCCAATTCCAAGCTGGTATTCCTGCAACTAACAACAGATGCCAACAACACTGAAAATTATCTTCCAGTTGCAGCCGGCATAGTTAATTCAACGTATGCTACCAAAGATGCTATTGAATTGGTAAAAAGTCAATACATTAACGGACAAATTTTCTACGCTTACACCAGCGGCCTCTTTTACGAGCTGGTGATTGACAATATCAACGGTGTCATACAACGCACTATATTACCCAGAGCTGATTTTACAGTCAGAGTTGGTCGCCAGGATCTATACTTTCAATATCGTCACAACAGCGGATTAACCAATGTGATTGATCCGGGTATCACCAACATTATTGATGTTTATCTGGTCAATCAAGAATACTATACTGCTTATCAAAATTATATCAAAGATACAACTGGCTCTGTTCAAGAACCTACTGCACCTACCATTAATGATCTTAGTGTGGCTTATTCTGAGCTTAACGATTACAAGATGATATCTGACAATATGATTCTGAACTCTGTGGTATTTAAACCTCTGTTTGGGGTTAAAGCAACACCAGAACTCCGAGCCACAATCAAGGTAGTCCGTGCTGCCAATACCACAGCAAGTGTAAGCGAAATCAAGAGTCGAGTGATTGCCAATGTGAATGAATACTTTACCATAGACAAGTGGGATTTTGGTGATAATTTCTTCTTCAGCGAATTGTCAGCGTACCTGCATACACAGCTAGGATCAATTGTGAGTTCGGTGGTACTGGTACCACTGAATCCTCTCAAGAGTTTTGGTGACCTGTACGAAATACGTTCCGCAGCCAATGAAATTTTTGTCAGTGCTGCCACAGTTGCCGACGTTGAAGTCATTGATGCTCTTACACAAAGCAACATTCGCAGTCAAACCACTGTGTCTGGACTATACCCAACATCTATCAGTCAAGGCACGCCAACAGGGAGTAGTTACTAATGGCTACACGTCGCACCGTAGACCTACTACCAGAAATATTTCGTACTCAAACGAACAAACAATTCTTCAGTGCCACACTTGATCAGCTGACTCAAGAAGCTGTTATTAAACGCACACAAGGATATGTAGGACGTAGAGTCGGCCCTGGAGTAAATTCAGCTGACAACTATGTTACAGAACCAACTGTAACTCGTAGCGATTATCAACTTGAACCTGGTGTTGTTTTCTTAAAGCCTGACACAAACACAGTAGCAGATGCTATTACGTATCCGGGCATTATTGACGCACTAAATCTCAGAGGTGCTGATACTACACGACAAGATGCCTTGTTCAAAAGCGAATACTATACGTGGGATCCGTTCTGCGATCTAGATAAGTTTACAAACTACAGTCAATATTATTGGTTACCGCAAGGTCCAGATTCAGTTGATGTTTTTGGAACACCAATTGCGCTGACAGACTCATGGGATATCACACGCGGAGAAACAGCTTATACATTTAGCGATCTCGCCGGCGGTAATCCTACATTGACTCTGATACGCGGCGGCAACTACGACTTTGTTGTTAATCAACCTGGATTTAATTTCTGGATTCAAGCAGCACCGGGTATCAGTGGAACAATGCCTGCTGCTTCTAATATCAGCAGCAGAGATGTCCTGGGAGTTGTCAACAACGGCGAATCTCAAGGCACAGTCACGTTCAACGTTCCGCTTAAGACAGCACAAGACTTTTATTACACACTGACCAATATTGGCACTGTAGATTTGTTGACAGATTTAAAGTTTAATCAACTAAACAATGTATATGTCAGTGAGTTTCTGGCTCAATACCCAGCCGGAATTGATGGTATCACCAACCTCAATGGTCGTACTGTAATCTTTACCAACACCACTGCTGATGCAGAATCAGGCGGATGGCAAGTGACCACACAGTTTGATCCTTTGCCCAATGCTGGCAATGTAGTCAGCGGTCTTGGCAGTTTTGATACAACCACATTTGATCAAACCACCAACATTGACAGCCAGACACTGCGTTACAGTATTTGGCAGATTCAATACATTAAGGACTTGTCTGGCAATCCGTTTATGCAGTTGACCAGCATTGAGACGATTCCTAACTTCAGCAAGTTTGTTATTAATTTTGGAACAGATTACGCCAGCACTCAATGGTATAAAGATGCTGAAGGATACTTCCAGCAAGTTCCATTGTTGACTGCGGTGCTTGACGATCTGTTTTATCAAGACAGTGAGAATCCTGCCTTGTATGGCCGCATCAGACTGGTAGATCCAGGCGACGAGTTATTCATTGATCTAGGCGACATCATTGGTGCTAAAAATTATACCAGCCCCAATGGAGTGGTGTTTACTAATGGACTTAAAGTGCAGTTCCGCGGACTGGTTGAGCCTGCTCGTTATCAAAACTTAGAATACTATGTAGAGGGTGTTGGTACCGGTCCTGGAGTTGATGTTCGTATAGGATTCGTAGATGGTGAAGCTTATTTTGGTGCTGCCCACATATATCAAGGCCAGTTAATGACTGGAGCGATACATTCTACCACTACCTTTCAGCAGTACATTTACAAAACAGTAGAAGAAAGTATATTGAATACAGGTGCAGGTGCTCCTGCAGGCGCAGCACTAACTAGCACACCAGTTTCAGGTGTTAACATAGGAAACGGTATAAAACTACTACCAGTGAGTGATTTTGTAACTCCTGAAACATATACACGCAGCGCAACAGTTCCATACGACAGCACCAGCTACGACAGCGAACCCTACGACTCCAGTTTGAATGCACCTGCTGTACCAGATTATATTACCATCAATCGTGCCAGCCGAGACCTCAATGCGTGGGCACGTAGTAACCGCTGGTTCCATATTGATGTCATTAGAGCCACAGCTACCTATAATAATCAAGATCAGACAATTGACAATCGCAAACGTGCAAAACGACCTGTTATTGAATTTCGGGCCAACATCGACCTTTATAATTTTGGAACACAAGGCAAGCAACCAGTCAATGTCATTGACTTTAACGAAACTGATGCTCTTAGCAATATAAACGGGCAGCGTGGTTACGGTATTGATGGCTACACATTCATCAACGGAAGCCGGGTAATATTTGCTGCTGATCTTGATTCCAATGTACGCAATAAAATTTACGAAGTACAGTTCATTGATCCCAACAACAGCGGTACCTTAATTATTGATTTGATTGAATGCACTGATTGTACTGCATTAATTAATCAAACGGTAGTTTCCTTGAGCGGGAATACGCTGCAAGGAAAAAGTTTTTGGTTTGATGGAGTTAACTGGTTACCGGCGCAAGAAAAACTCAACGTCAATCAACCGCCCTTGTTTGATGTGTTTGATATTGATGGTATCAGCTTTGGTAATCTTGCTGTTTATCCCAGTACCACTTTTCGAGGTAGCCAACTGTTTGGATATGCCGCCGGGTCAACTGACATTATTGACGAGTTCTTGGGATTTCCGTTGCGTTATCTCAACATCAACAATGTAGGCGACATTGTATTTCAAAATTATCTTTACACCGACACGTTCATTTACGTACGAAATAATGCCAGTACAGAATTGGCAATCAGCACAGGATTCGTTAGACAGTACATTGATCGTGTGACGTTTGGCAGCCTAATAGGATGGCAACGTGCTGCTGCCGAAAATCGCAGTCGTCAGGTGTTTAGTTTTGTATACGATCAATCACCATTGGTTCTAGATATTGCCGTTGACACAGAAACAGTATATGTACCAATACAGTTATTTGTGGAAGGTATTTTTATAGATCCTTCAAACTACACTTACTCAGTAGGAACAAATTCTACCACTATAACATTAATAGATAGTGTAGCAATAGGTGCGGTAATTGAAGCGGAAGTTCTAAGCAGCCAAACTAGTAGTGTTGGATTCTATCAAATACCGCTAAATTTAGAAAATAATCCGTTGAACGAAAACAGCAACACATTTACATTGGGTACTATTCGCACACACTACGAAAGTATTGGTCAGAATCTAAAAACTATCCAAGGCCCGATTGTTGGAGCCAACAACAGCCGTGACTTGGGTGATATTATTACCTATGGCGATATTATTGTTCAACACTCGTCGCCGTTGGCACTAACTGGTGTGTTTTTGAGAGAGCAACAGTTTGAACTGTTTAATTCGTTGGAGTTCAACAGCAGAGAATATTCCAAGTTCAAGGCCTTGTTGTTGGATCTTACTGTCAACGGTGACTTTGAAAACTTAACAGCCTCACAAGTACTTGACACAGTGTTGCAGGAGATCAGCCTAGGCCGCAGCGAGATATCGCCATTCTACTGGTCGGACATGATCACTGCAGGCGAAACGTATACTGAAAATACCTACACTTATTCGTTTGTCAGCACACCCACATTTGATACGGTACAGACCTATGATTTTACAGCATCAAACTACTTGGGACTGTCGGTATTCTTAAACGGTACACTATTGACTCGTGGATACGATTATGATGTAGTGGTAGATGCACCAAGTCTTGTTATTACTACAGCATTAGCAGTTGGTGATGTTATTAAGATTCGCGAATATCCTACAACATACGGCAACTATGTGCCCAATACTCCAACCAAGATTGGGCTTTACCCTGCATTCCGTCCGGCAATTTACGTTGATACCACGTACATTGATCCTCGTGTAGTGATTCGTGGGCACGATGGTTCTATCACATTGGCATTTAATGACGTTAGAGATCAGGTGCTGTTAGAATTTGAAAAGAGAATTTTCAACAACTTGAAGATTGTTTCCAAAATACCACTGATATCAGAGGATGTTATTCCTGGTCAATTTAGAACTACTGACTATACTTTAACTCAAGTCAACGATATTCTCAGCACTGACTTTTTGACCTGGGTAGGGTGGAACAAATTAGATTATTCTACGCAAAATTATATTGCCGGAAACGAATTTACCTACAACTATAGTCAGAGTTCTAATGTACTAACTACAGAACCGGCCCAAGCTGGAGCCTGGCGCGGCCTTTACAATTATTTTTACGATACTTACACACCAGATTCAACACCGTGGCAGATGCTGGGCTTGACCGAGGAACCCGATTGGTGGTCAGCAGAATACGGCGATGCGCCGTACACTTCGGGCAACACAGTTCTATGGGACGATTTGGCTGCCGGTCTTATTAAGGAACCCGGCAACTACAGAGTTGACCCACGTTTTGTTCGTCCAGAATTGTTGGGAGTATTACCTGTTGATTCAGAAGGTCAATTGGTTAGCCCGCTGTATTCAGTCATTGGCAATTACGATGCTACCAGTTTCCGTCGCAGCTGGGTATTTGGTGATGACGGCCCTGTAGAAAACACTTGGCGTACCAGCAGTGCTTGGCCGTTTGCGGTCATGCGACTTCTGGCATTAACTAAGCCAGCTGAATTCTTTAGCCTGCTGTCTGATCGTGATCGCTATGTGTTTGATGCACCGTTGGACCAGTATCTCTGGGATGGTCGGTATCGGTTAGATGCCAAAAAACTAACACCGTTATACGGTAATGGTACCAGCAAGGCCAGTTATTTAAACTGGATCATTGACTACAATCGTCAGTTGGGTATCAACTCAACAACCAATCTTACATTAGCCTTGAACAATATTGATATACGTCTATGCTGGAGAATGGCAGCATTCGGCGATAAGAATTACCTGAAAGTTTATACCGAAAGATCTACACCTAGCAGCCTTAATACCAGCTTGCTATTACCTGACGAAAGTTATCAGTTGTTGCTGTACAAGAATCAGCCCTTCAACGAAATAACCTACAGCTCAGTCATCATTCAAAAGGTCGAAGCTGGGTATACTGTACTGGGATACAGTACACGGAATCCTTACTTTGAAATATTAGTGTCAAGACCAAGTGGCCGTTATTCGACAGTTGTCATTGGCACCGACGAAGTCAGAGTTTCGCTGGAGCACACTACAAATGTAGTTAAAGTTCCATACGGATTTACATTCACCAACATTGGCGGCGTGTGTGACTTCTTGGTCAGCTACGGCAAACTGCTGGAAAATCAAGGCTTGGTATTTGCCGATAGAGAAAATGGATATGTTCTTGATTGGCTGCAGATGGCCCAGGAATTTGTTTACTGGACTCAACAAGGCTGGGCAGTCGGTACAATCATTAACCTAAATCCAGCTGCTTCCAGCATCAGTGTTGATCAACCGCTTAGTGTAGTTGACAGCATTAAAACATATAGTCCAGAAGATATTATCTTGAATCAAAATCGCCAGCCATTGTCAACCGGCAACATGGTAATTGAGCGTTTAAACAATTTGTTTAAGATAACAACTCTAACTAGTGATACTATAAACTTTGTTAATTTAAAATTCACTGCCTATGAACATATAATGGTCCTAGACAACCGTAGCATTTTTGCCGACTTAATTTATCAACCAGCAACTGGCGCTAGACAGAATCGTATTTTGATCGCCGGTAATCTCAGCGGCGCCTGGAACGGTACTGTTAATGCACCTGGTTTTGTTCTTAACCAGGATAATATTCTGCAATGGCAATCAGATACCAAGTATGCCAAAGGCGAGATTGTACTGTTCAAGAATGAGTACTGGTCTGCCAGCACAATTATTCAACCAACTCGGGAATTCAATTACAACCTTTGGATCAAGAGCGATTACGGTGCAATACAAAAAGGTCTGTTACCCAATGCAGCCAATGCCAGCGATCAGTTGGCCACAGCTTACAGTGTATTTGATGCCAATCTTGAATCTGAAGTTGACCTGTTCAGCTACGGCTTAATTGGATTCCGGCCAAGAGAATACATGCAAGCTCTAAACTTAGATGACGTAAGCCAGGTCAACCTGTACCAACAATTCTTAGGAACAAAAGGTACCATACGTGCAGCAGAACTGTTTAGTCTTGCTGACCTGGGCAAAGAAGTAGCACAATACGACATTTACGAATATTGGGCCATCCTACGCAGCCAATACGGCGCCACCGCAAATCGTAGTTACTTTGAGCTGAGATTAAACGAAGCCCTGCTAGTCAGCAACCCTAGCTTGATTCAAGTAGTATTGCCACAGCAGGAATCAGCAGCTGATCAAACAGTACTATTAGAGAATGTATGGAAGTCCAGCACAGTATTAAATTCTCCTGATATCCTACCTACAACTACTGTTCCATCCTCAGCTGACGTTGCATTACCTACTGCAGGATATGTCAACTTAAATGATGTAGACCTGACTCTTTTTGATTTTGATGCAGGATTCGGCAGTCTGGTATCGGCCGACATTGGTCAAGCAACTACAATCTGGGTAGCTAAAATTAATTCCTACGAATGGAATGTTTATCGCGCCGAACTAATATCAGGAGATATTACATCTGTTGCAGACAACTTAGACGGTCGAGCCTTGGTACAATTTAGTAAACCACACGGATTGTCAGTAGGTGATGTGCTGGTGATCAAGTACTTTGATCCTGGCATCAACGGTGTTTACCGTGTACGTGTAGTAACAGATATCACGTCCTTGTTGATTGATTATGTGTTCACTGGATTCCAAACTGTCGTAACAGGTACCGGCATTGGATTTACTCTACAGACTGCCCGTGTTGCACAAGCAGCTGATGTTGTTGATCTTCCATATGCACTGCAACTCACAGCTGGTGCCCGAGTATGGGTAGACAACAACGGCGACGGATTATGGGAAGTTATCGAAAAAACAGATCCGTTTGGCTTGCCTACCGAACTTGCACCAGAAACACAATACGAAAATACCCGCTTCGGTGCCAGCGTGGCTCAAGGTCTCAGCAACCTCAGCGCCTTGATTGGTGCACCAGGATATAATCCCACAGCATTGTCTGATGCTCCCGGCGCCGTGTACACTTATGTCAAGACACCCGACAATGTGTATGAACAAAACAGTATTTTACAACTAGGCACCACCGATGCCGCCGGTTACGGTAATGCGTCTGACATTGGCGATCAAAGCTGGGCTATTGTTGGTGCCAGTGCCAGTTCTGCTGATCGCGGATATGCTGCTGTAATCTATAGAGGCCCAGGTTCAAACGTATTTGAACAAGCACAGTTGCTGGCAATCGCCCCGGGTGATGCTGTAACCGCTACTGATCGCTTTGGACACTCAGTTACAATGAGTCAAGATGAGCGTTGGATTTATGTGGGTGCACCTGGCGGAAATATTGTTTATGCATACGGACGTGTAGACTATCAACCACAATCTACAAGATTGATTGCAGGTGCCAGTCAAAACTCATTCTTGTACAGCGATAAAATTGTCATTGCTGCCGACGAACAATTGGCGGTGGCCGTTGGTGATCAGATTCAAACATTTGACATAGATTACACTGTGTCAGACAACTATGTGGTGTTTCCTGTTCCTCCAACAGAAGGTTCGTTGATAACAATTACTCGTCGTGCTGCTTCGTCTTTTGTAGGCGACGGAACTACTACCATTTTCAGCTTGTACAACATATATTCTGCTGTCAATGAGTATGCAGTTGCGGTCTATATTGATTCGGCAATACAGCGTCCTGTTATTGACTACACAATTGATGGATCGCAGAATTTAATATTTGACGCTACACCTGACAACGATGCACTGATCTCTGTAAAAGCACAAACTTACTACACCTTGGTAGATACTTTAACTGTGCCAGGATTATCTAGCACAGAACAATTTGGATTCAGTGTATCTACAACCACCGACGGCCGCCAAGTTACAATAGGTACTCCCACTGTTGCAGTTGATGGCGTTGCTGACGCCGGTACTGTGTATGTTTTCGATAGAAGTATACAGAATTTCCAAGTAACCGATGCCAGTGTGGTTGCATATACCACTGTAGAATCCCCAACTGCACCTGTTTCGGTCCTGTTGAACGGACAGTTCTTGACCAATACCGACGGCAATATTGGAGGAACGTTCTCTGTTGCCGGCAGCACAGTGACACTGGTTGACACTACTATTTCTGTGGGTGACATTGTCACAGTTGAAACCAACAACTTTGTACTGATACAAACAGTCATATCAGCTACTCCTGGCAATAGCGATCAGTTTGGGTATTCAGTTGATCAGTGCGTCAACGATTGCAGCATGTACATTGGAGCACCATTTGCTGACTCTGAACTGTTGCAGTCGGGGTTTGTAGAATTTGATATTAACCAAGCTCGTGTGTATGGTACAATCACCAGCACTGTTGCCAACCCTGTGCTGACAGTGGGCAACACTCTGCGTATTCGTAATTTCTTTGTTGCACTCACAGGCACTACAGTAGAAGACCTAGTCAGCGACATCAACGCAGCCAACGTTCCCAACATGCAAGCTGCTGCAACCACTGATGTGGAATTGTTAGGTGACGGAACTTCCACAGTGTTCGACGTTGGATCAGTGTATTCTGCTGCTGCATCTTATACTACCCTGGTGCTAATTGATGATGTGGTGCAAACTGCCGGCGTAAACTATGTGTACAGCAACACTAACGAAACTGTAACATTCACTACAGCTCCGACTTACGGCAGCGTAATTACCGTGGTGTCTGGTAGAATGGTTCTGTCAGTAAAGAATTTTGCAGCATCAACTCCCTACAACAGAATGCAAGTTTTGCCAGGCACCGGAACTGCATTTGCTGATGTAGGATTTGATATCTATGTTCACCAACAGAAGATCTTATCGCCGTTGCCACAGTCTTATGCAAACTTTGGCAAGAAAGTGTTTATCAGCGATGACACCACCAGTTTGCTGATCAGCGCACCAAACGGTGCCGTAATAGAGTTTGTGACATTTGACGATCAAACCACAACGTTTGATGCCAAGACTACTGTATTCACAGACGGAATCGCACAAAGCGGTGTGGTTTATCTGTACGACCGTTTACCATCTGCTTCACCATCGGTATCTAATCCTGCACAGTTTGTATTTGGACAACAGATTTTTGATAACTCGATGGCCAGCTTGGATGAGTTTGGCGCCGGGATTGATTACACCACTGGTACCTTGTTAATAGGTGCACCTGGCAACGATCAAGGTGATAGTACATCCGAATATGGGCGAGCTGTTTGGTTTAGAAATGATAACCAGCTACCGGCCTGGCAAGTCACGAGAGTACAGCAACCGGTGGTCGACATCAACCTGTTGAATACTGTTTACATGTATGATCGTGTTACCAACAAGCCAAAGCAGTACTTTGATTATTTTGATCCGCTACAAGGCCGATTGCTAGGTGTAGTTGCACAAAACATCAACTATATTGGTGCAATAGATCCTGCTGCGTACAATGTAGGCGAACTCAACAATTACGGCAGTAGTTGGGCACAAAATCATGTGGGAGAAATTTGGTGGAATACCGGCAATGCCAGATTCATTGATGTAAATCAAGATGATGTTGTATATGCCAGCCGACGATGGGGGCAATTGTTTACAGGCAGCTCAGTTGATGTATACCAATGGGTTTCTAGCACAGTAGCGCCAGTTGATTATACAGGTCCTGGAACGCCGTTGAACAGCAGAAATTATGTTATTTCCAGCAGTTTAAATCAGCAAGGCATATTCTCAACAGAATATTATTTCTGGGTCTCGGGAATAAACACAGTCAATACTGCTGCTAAGAAAACTCTCAGCATTGAAACTATTCGCAACTACATTGAAAGTCCCAGAAGCAGTGGTATAAGTTATATTGCTCCGCTTAACGCCAGCACCGTGGCCATCTACAATGGGTTAGAATATATCTCTGCACAAGACACTATATTACATGTGGAATATGACCAAACTATCAATGATGCAGCGGTACACATAGAATATCAATTGATAGTACAGGATAGAGCGGATGGATTTTTATCTCCTCAACTTTACAATAAGCTACAAGACAGTTTCTGTGGCGTAGACATAACAGGTGCGTCAGTACCAGACCCAACAGCACCTGTCAGCGAACGATATGGTGTGGCGTCAAGACCTCGTCAGAGCATGTTTGTCAACAGATTCTTGGCGCTGAAGAACTATCTGACTCGTGTCAATACGGTTCTATTACAACTTCCTATTGCAGAAGCTCGTGTGTTCAATCTGTTGAACAGCTCAGAACCCGAGCCGTCAAGTTATTCGGGTGCGTGGAACAAGCGTGTGGCCAACTACGAAGAACTAACTTATCAAGACTTGGCAGCAGTGAACGTGGGTTATTTGTATCTGGTGGCCAGCGATGTGACCAACAACGGTTTATGGACCATATACCAGGTTGCCAACGGTGTATTACCCGGTGAAAAAGTATTATTATTAGTCAGAGTTCAAAACTACGACACCCGACTGTACTGGAGTTATATCGACTGGTACCAGCCCGGGTACAATTCAGCAACACGCATCATTGTGGAAGTTGCCAATTATTCAGCCCTGGATACAATCACAGTACCGCAAGGCAGCAGCGTTAAGATAACTGCCAACGCTCAAGGCAAGTGGGAAATTTATCAGCTGACAGATGCCACTGTTCCGACCTGGACTAGAGTGGGTCTACAAGATGGCACAATAGAATTTTCTGCCACATTATGGGATTATAGCCTGGGTCGCTTTGGCTTTGATACCGAAGTATTTGATGCACAATACTACGACCAAGAGCCGGTAATTGAAACACGTAAGATTATACAAGCTGTCAACGAAGAATTATTGGTTGGTGAGTTGTTGATTGAACGTAACCGTGCATTGATTCTAATGTTTAATTACATTATGACAGAAGAACAAGCTCCAACTTGGTTAGCCAAGACCAGCTTGATCGATGTTAATCATACCATACGAGAATTGGTACCATTCCAGTCTTATCGCAAGGACAATCAAGACTTTGTATTGAACTATATTCAAGAAGTTAAACCTTATCACGTGCAAATTCGTGAATTCAATTTGATATATGATGGCTTTGATCAGTACAGCGGCACAGTCAACGACTTTGATTTGCCGGCATATTGGGATGCTGCCGAAAATCTTTACATAAGTCCAGTATTGGACAACGCAATTCCACCAGTACTAAGCACAACCAGCAGCGTACCTAGCAGCAGCGAAGTTTGGCAAACGTTACCGTGGAACCAGTGGTATCAAAACTATCTACTCACAGTTGAATCAGTAACTGTGGCCGACGGTGGTGCTGGTTATCAAGTGCCGCCAGATGTGTTGTTAAATGGTGAACCGACCACTGCTCTAGTCAGTCGTGTCAGCAGTGCCGGAGTAGTTGTGGCTGTTGATGTTGTTGGCACGTTAGATAATTTTGCCACTACTCCCACAATAACTATCCTGGGCGGATTACCAGAAGCAGTGGTCTGGGTAGGCAGCATTCAGGTATTCTCTGGCACAGTATTCCAAACTCCATCGGGGCTAGTATACAACGTCACTGTCGGTGGATTCTTAAATGCAGTGCCGCCTACTGCAACAGTATCTCCGGTGACCGACGGAACTGCTACCTTGACTTACCTGGGCCGACGAGCCAGGGCCGTGGCAGTAATGGGCAATGGACTAGTAAGAGATATTGTGACCACGATCAAGTACGATCGTTATCAATACCAAACTACTATTGTAGATTGGGAACCAGATGTTGGGTACGACAACGGCACACAAGTCAGATACATCAATCGTGTATGGGCTGCTAACTCTGACGACAGTACCGCAGTACTAAGCTCGACCTTTGATCCAGACCAATGGACCATTGTTCCGGCCGGCGACCTTAGTGGTGTTGACCGCACAATGGGTTACTATACGCCAGAAGTGAATGAACCTGGTCTGGACCTGGCCTTGTTGATCACCGGTGTTGATTATCCAGGTGTGCAGGTATCTGCTCCGGACTTCAATCAAAATACTGGCTTTGATGTAGGCAACTTTGACATCAATCCTTTTGACAACTTGGCTTATGGTCCAGAAGGTCGCCCCACATATGATCCTGCTATCTTAGATGCTGTCTACGCTAGCGAGTTTACAGATCCGTTCCTGGGCACATTGCCAGCACCGGCCTACAACGGTGCGCCGCCTACTACTGGTCCTAACCCAATCATAGTTGACGGTGGTGCATTTGTTGACACATACTCAAGCCATGCACCAGAAGAGCTAGTGCCAGGCGCCATGTTTGATACCTTAGACATGCGTGTGTTTACCACTCCGGGATCAGATTGGGACGTTAACGGGCACGGATTCCCGGTGTCGTCACGTAGATATGTGTACGCAGCAGCTACAGAAAACTATAACTGGGCAGGATTGTTGACTTACCCAACGGTTGTACAGGTCTACAACTTGACCACCGGCGTACAGCTGACACCAGATGTAGATTTTGAGTTAGATTGGCCCGATCAAACAGCCGCAGTATCAGGTGGCGCCCAGGAAGGCGATACACTGGTGATAACAGCCTACAGCTTAGGTGGCGGCAATCAGCTTTATGTTAACTCAGTCAACGGCACAGATATAGAATCAAACACACTGATATTGCCTGTTGAATACAGTCTTGTTGAGCAGATGGTAATATTTGTCAACGGTGAGTTAATTACCAATTACACATTTGCAGACTATGATACCTATAACATACAGGTTACATTCTCAAGTGCATATACCTCGGCCGACCAACTGGTTATCACTGCCATGGGCACTACCACCGGTGGCTACTCATGGAGCATACCTGTCACACAGTATTTTGTGGCCGACGGTGTAAACTTTGCCTATACATTGACCAACAGCTTGGAAGGTACTAACCCTGCCAACGTAATTGTGGAAAAGAACGGTATCAGAGCCAGACCCGCAGAAGGTGTAGAATACATCGACGACGGTTCCAGCTTGCAATACTATTTGCCAACTCGCGGCGGTTACAGCCAGGCTTTAATTTCTGATAATGATGTCAGTGTTTATGTCAACAACGTGCCATTGGTATTAGGTATTGGATTTGTAGTGGATCCATATGACGGCAGCACAGACAGAACCGTTACATTGACCGCATCACCACCTGCAGGTGCTACAATCTTGATATCAGTGCGTACTGCTGCCCAATACTATATCAGTGGCAATACACTAATTTGGAAAACAACAGGATCTTTGGTTCCAATTGCTGGAGACATGGTGTCAGTGACTACGTTCAATGACACCAGCGAACAAAATATTCTAACACAGGTATTCCAAGGTCCAAGTACAGAAGGTGTGTTGATCAGCCAAGGATACGACGACACTGACTACGATGTCGGCACAGTAAACAATGCACCCGGGGCATTTGACTACAGCGCAGGTAGCGTGATTCAAACCAATAAGTTTGACACAGGCCGTCCAATAGCAGATTCTGATAGAATTGAAGTCACACTTGATGGATTTTTCTTGTTTGAAGGTATTGGATATACAGCAGAAGGATCAATAGTTACTATATCTGGCCCGGTGATCAATGCCGCGCAAGTGGTCGGTATTACCAGCTATACTGCCAGTGTAATACCGGGCGCCATTGTTTTCCGCATATTCCAAGACATGCGCGGTCTGCAAAGCACATATCGTATCACACCGTCAACTACAACTGAACTTGTGACCAATCTGTCAGCCACAGCAGACGTTATCTCGGTTCGAGATGCCAGTGCTCTTAGCGAACCAAACTTACCACAAGGCATATTTGGTCTGATAACTATCAACGGCGAGCGTATTGCTTATCGCAGCAGAGATACTGCGAATAATACCGTAAGTGGATTACGCAGAGGTACAGCTGGTACAGGCGCAGCCGATCATGCTGCGGGTGCAGCAGTTTATGATATTGGATCCGGCAACCGATTACCAGCAGCATATCAAAACTACGTGGTTTCGGATAGCTTCTTGGCCGACGGCGTAGAAACAACATTTACCGCTGAAGATATTTCAGTAGCAACTCTGGATTCAACTGAGCAAGACGAAGCTGTGGAAGTCTATGTTGGCGGAATACGCCAAACTGGCGGCTATGTTATTCAAGCCGCAGACCCAGTGATAATTGTGTTTGCCACCGCTCCTAGCGAAAATTACCAGGTCACTGTCTTGGTTAAACGCGGTCTAAGCTGGTATGCACCCGGAGACGGTACTGCCAGTAACGGTATTGCCCTGCAAGAACAGGACACTGTGGCAGCAAGGTTTATACAGGGTGAATGAGCATGGTAAATAACAACATGAACGAAAAATTAGAACCTGTCATAAAAACAGAATCGGCTGCAATAAAGAAGCCCACACGGCCTAACGAAACCGGGGCACTTCATATTGAAGGATTTGTAAAGATTTTTGATCCAAACACGCAGGAAGTTATAGTGGAGAAAAGAGCATGATGTCGCTAGGACCAGTGATGGTAGAGGGATTTCTTAAAATCCACGACCCCGATTCAAAAGAAGTGTTTGTTGATAAACACAATGCGATTCATTATGAAAATATGAGTATAGCTTTGGCTGAAAGCATAGCCAACAAAAACATTGGTTACATCTATGCCATGGCATTTGGTAATGGTGGCAGTAGTGTAGACCCCACCGGGGTTATCACTTATCTTCCGCCTAACGTAACTGGACAAAACGCTGACTTATATAACCAGACCTACTTGAAAGTTGTTGACGGAAACAGCCCGGCCAACACAGATCCCACACGCAATAATCTCACAGTGCTGCATACATCAGGAAAAGTTTACACTGATGTTTTAGTAACTTGTTTGTTGGACTACGGCGAACCAGCTGGGCAACAGGCTTTTGACAACAGCACCAATTTTAACGGCGAATTTGTGTTTGATGAGTTAGGATTAAAAACTTGGGAAGGATCATCAGATGATCTTATGTTGATTACCCATGTGATTTTCCACCCTGTTCAAAAGAGTCTGAACAGACAGATTCAAATAGATTATACTGTGAGAATCCAAACTTTGACCAATTTGAGTGCAGCATAAATATGGGTATAAAATACTTACATAAATACAGACAGGACGGAGTCTAAAAATGGCATATACAATTAACTTAACAAATGGCACTATATTTGCTACCATAGCAGATGGTACCATTAACACCAACTCGGCCATGATCTTGGTTGGTAAAAATTACGCTGGTTATGGCGAGTTTCTTGATGAAAACTTTATTCATCTCTTAGAGAACGGCTCTAACGCAACAGCTCCTGGTGCGCCCTTAACAGGCCAACTATGGTGGGATTCTGCCAACAGCTTGATGAAAGTTTATACAGGTACAGCCTTTAAGACTATTAGTGCTGCCACTGCCAGTGCTACAGCACCAACCGGTAACGTCACAGGCGACATTTGGTGGGACACTGTTAATCAACAGTTAAAAGTCTGGAATGGTACTGCATTTGTTTTGGTTGGTCCTGCCAGTTCTTCTAGCCAAGGCACAAGTGGTGCCATTGTTGAAACAGTAACAGATAACGTCAGTGTTGATCACGTTGTTATCAAACTGTATGTTGCCAATACAGTGGTTGGTATTATTTCAAAAGATGCAACATTCACTCCTCAGATTGCAATCGCAGGGTTTGCTACTATTAGTCCAGGAATTCAGCTTAGTAGCACAGTAAGCAACAACCTGTTCAGAGGTACGTCTACTGATTCAAATTCGTTAGGCGGTGTGTCAGCAGCTTCATTCCTGCGTAGCGATGCAAACGATACAACAAGTGGTACATTGAGCGTATTAAACGACACAGGCCTAACAGTTGGTGCTGACTCAGACGCTAAGATTTCTGTAACTACAGCAACCAGCTCTGTCAATATTCAAAATCAAACAGCAGATGCCAACATTGCTATTGTTGTTAACGACGGCGGTGTAACTACCACGGCCTTGTTGGTCAATGGTTCTACCAGTCAAGTAGGTGTTCTTGGTATCATTAACTTAAATGCAGACGGGGTTGGTAATATTGGTTCTTCAGGCACAGCCTTTAATACAATATTTGCCAAAGCAACCAGCGCACAATATGCCGACGTTGCAGAACGTTTTGCAGCAGATGTAGAAATGCTGCCAGGCACAGTGGTTGAGCTGGGCGGCTCAGCCGAAATCACCGAATCTGTTAACGAATTAAGCGAAAATGTCTTCGGAGTGATAAGTACAAGAGCTGCTTATCTAATGAACTCTGGTGCAGGAACAGATTCAACTCATCCTCCTATCGCAATGACAGGTCGTGTACCAGTTAGAGTAACAGGGTCAATCTGTAAAGGTGATCGATTAGTGGCAGCAGGTAACGGTCTAGCTCGCGCTGCCAAGGCAGGAGAAGCCACAGCGTTCAACACAATTGGTCGTGCTTTAGAATCCAAAGAAAGCGAAAGTCTTGGAGTCATTGAAGCAATCGTGACCATCAACTAATCGGAAACATAAAAAATGACCTATTCAGCAAGCGGATTAATACAAGCAACAGATTATAATGGATTTGTGAGCACCACAGTGGGTGCCAATGTCAACGGTATCTGGGGCGCAGGAGCCACAGATTCGGGATACGGAGAAACTGCTCTCAGCACAGTATCGGTTGCTGGCACTGTGACTGCCACTTCTTGGGCTAGCCTGGTCAACACCGTTAGTTCTATGGGCAGCCATCAAGGCACTGTTATTACCGCGAGATCTGCTCCTGTTGCTGGCAATACTATCACAATATTGAGCAATCTTAATACTGACTTAACAACACTGACCACCAACAGAGGTAATGCTGCTGCAAGCGGTACTCAATACGGTACTTTCACTGGAGCAGTATCAAAAACCACTGCCACTGGATCTGGTTCTACTGCCTGGACCATTACTTTCACACACACCATTACCTGGGCTAGTGCTGCCGCAGCACGTTATTTCTTCAATGCCGGCGGTAGAATCAAATGGGAAACCAGCAAAACAGCAGACTCTACAGAATCTGACACAGAATGGAATGACCTGGCCAATACCTTGGTAGGTGACATTTACATCACAGGCGGAACAGGCACACAAGTTATTGCTGGTACCAGTTACACAGGAACAACCAAGAGCGGTGGCACCGGCACCCCAACTACCTTGTTGACCACAACAGGTTGGTATGACTTGCTGACTACTGATACCTTGATCTACAAACAGTTTGCAGACACTTCGCCCTACACCGGATCATTCATACAGATCAATGCTAAAACAGCCGGAACAGGCACACAGCTAGTACTAACTACAGTTTGGACTGATCCCGGCGGCTCGGGTGCAGGGTCTAGCGATAACATCTCGGGTGGTACTGCGGTATCTAGTCCGGCCACTAGCATTGGCGCTGCTACAGCACCAACAACCCTGGTAACATATTTCCCGCCAAGTTCTACTTATTTGACAAGTGCAGCCTGGGGAACACCCACTATTGCAGCTACAGCAGTTTAACTAGCATAAGCAATTCGGTAAAGGACTTCAAATAAGTCCTTTACTTTTATCTCATTTTCCTGTACAATCAAACAATGGATACAAATAATCTTGTCAAGCAAGCTCGTAGCCGCTTTGACCATGCGGCAGCAAATCGAGTATTGAAAGAAAAATACGAAGCCCGAATGTTGTTTGCACACGCCGGTGGCATGTTCAAGTCAACTCCGGAGACAATAACCTTTCTTAGTTTATACAACAATGAGGATATTGTGATGGTTGATCTTTACCACAATCCGGTAAAGGTAAATGCTGCTGAACTCAAAGACGAAATGCAAAAGAGATGGCGCGAACAAATGAACGCCTGGTTGGTGGAATGGGCGGAATTGCAGAAACAACGATGACCCGGGGCGTTGTAATATTTGCCTACAACAGCGGCGAAATTGATTATCAAGCCCTGGCAGCCTGGAACGCCAGACGAATACAGCGTCATTTGAAATTACCAACCACGCTGATTACAGATTGTGCTCCAATGCATTCCGCTGAGTTTGACAATGTTATAATAACATCCGCAGTGGCCGGCGGCAATCGATATTTTTCTGACATTGGCAGCAATGTCACTTGGTTCAATGGTAATCGAATGGATGTGTATGAGTTAAGTCCATACAACGAAACCTTGGTATTAGATGCAGATTATGTAGTATGCAGTAGCCAATTAAATTTGCTATTTGAAATGTCTCAAGAATTTCTAGCCCCTATCACAGCCTACGACATCACCAACACACGCACATTTGATGATTTAAATTGGTTTGGCACAAATCGTATGCCAATGGCCTGGGCCACTGTAATGAGATTTACTCGATCTGAATTGAGTAAAAATATATTTGATATGATGCTGATGATACGAAACAATTGGCAACACTATCGCAATTTATATGGAATATCGCAATCAACTTATCGAAACGATTATGCTTTAAGCATAGCACTTAATACGCTGCACGGGCATCAAGCTCGGTGGCCCAGCGTTCCGTGGAGATTGGCCAGCGTAGTACCGGATCATGAATTAGAATATATAGATGCTGACACATTTAAAGTTTCATATAAAACCAGCGACAGCAGGTCGAAACATATAACAATATCTGGTCAGGATTTCCATGCCATGGGTAAAAAACATCTAGGAGATATTGTTGCCAGTACAAGCTGAACGCGGATACTTGATCATTGCTGTCAACACTGACACAGTGGACTATGTCCGATGCGCCCAACAGTTAAATCACAGTATAAAAACTTGGAATCCTGGTGCCAAGACCTGTCTGCTGACCGACCTGGAAATTGATCTGCCAGAGTTTGATTATGTAGTAACTCTTCCCTACGGTGATGTGTCCAAGAATGCCAGCTGGCGACTCAGCAACGACTGGCAGGCATTTCGCGCAAGTCCGTTCAGACAAACCATCAAACTAGAAGCTGACATGCTGATAACCAGTTCTATAGACCACTGGTGGACAATGTTACAACATAGAGATGTTGTGGTATCAACAGGTGCTAGAGATTATTACAGCAATGTTGCCACCAACAGATCGTATCGCAAGATCTTTGATGCAAACAATTTGCCAGATGTATACAATGCTATCACCTACTGGCGTCTTAGTAAAACAGCACAGGAGTTTTGGTCTTGGGTACAGAACATATTTGAAAACTGGGACCAATATAAATCACTACTGAAATTTCCCGACGATGAGCCCACTACCGATGTAGTATATGCTGTGGCAGCGCAGATAATGGGCCTAGAAACAGTTACCATGCCGTTCGCCACATATCCAAAAATTGTACACATGAAGAAGCACGTTATAGGTACACGCACCGAAGATTGGACACAGGAATTGACTTGGGAATATCACAACGCTAACCTGCGTATCAATACTGTGGCACAACACGGTGCCGTTCATTACAACACCAAGGATTGGAATCCCAATGGATGAGAACACACAAAATTTTTTAGAGTTCTGGAAAACATACACTTGGCCTGAACCCAAGCCTGTATTCTTTAGATTATATCACGACGATGCTGGCCATCCATTGTTTTATAGCATGGAAGATCTGCCAGGCAAGTATATTGAAATAACCGCAGAACAATATGCCGAAAGCAGTGGTCGAGTAATAGTTAAAAATGGAAAGTTGGTAAAACAATATCAAACAAGAACATCAAAGCTGGTACCTGGCCTAATAGGTACTGCCTGCTGCCCAGAAGATGTTACAATAGTAGTTGATAGTGAACCTAATCAAAAATGGAATTTAAAAAATTATGACAACAATTGATGTTGCAGATTTAGATACAATTTACTTGAGCTACGATGAACCGCAAAAAGAAGAATTCTGGACAAAAATTAAAAACATGGTGCCCTGGGCCAAGCGGGTGGACAGCGTCAAAGGCTCGGATGCGGCGCATAAAGCAGCAGCAGCGGCCAGCGATACTGACCGTTTTGTACTCATTGATGGTGATAATCTTCCTGACCTTACTTTCTTTAACCAATGCCTTACTCTCGATAGCGGCAATGTCGATTGTGTATTTAGATATCGTGCAAAGAATCATATCAATGGACTGATGTATGGCAACGGCGGCCTTAGTATCTGGACCCGAGACTTTGCTAACAACATGCGTACACACGAGAACACAGATGGTCGAACCGAAACCAATGTAGAGTTTTGTTTCGACCCTAGGTACATTCCCATGCACGACTGTTATAGCACAACCTATCCCAATGGTTCTCCTTTTCAGGCCTGGCGAGCAGGCTTTCGCGAAGGTGTTAAGATGTGTTTAAATCAAGGTAGCCGACCCAGTGTAAGCGAGTTTAAAGAACGTGTACATCAACGCAACTTGGATCATCTAACTATCTGGCACAATGTAGGTGCTGATGTAGACAATGGCATGTGGGCAGTATTTGGTTCTAGATTAGGCACATACAAGACCATGCTAACAGATTGGGATTACACAGAAGTACAGGACTTTGACAAGTTAGCAGAACTCTGGGAAGAACATGGTGATACAGGTCCTACATGGCGAGCACAAGAACTTGAGAAATCATTGCAAACACAACTAGACTTGCCTATGAATACTCTAACAGCAGAACAGAGTCGTTTTTTTAAGCATCACTATCGTAGTAATTGGCACAATCGTGGCATTATGACAACAGAAATGTCAGTAATACGCAGTCAGGAAGGATGGTAATGACCAGCTGGCGATTGAAACAACTGGAAATGTTTTACGGCGGCACCGGTGTCATAGAACAAGACCATCGGTTAATTGAGTTTGTTAAACAGAATAACATACAACGTCTGACTATTCAGGGCGACCCAGACGTAGATTATTTCCAACAACGTTTACCGGAGTGTATAGTATCGTCTAAATACCATACTGATTCTTTTATGCTGGCTGTGTTAAAAACCAATTTAAATTTGAATTTAGAAAATTTCCTACGCGATCTACAGCTGGGTATTACGGCAGTTCGTCCAGACTGGCTTTATATAGCCGTAAACAAGTACACAGTTGAAACACAACAGGTATGGCCCGGGTTGACAGACGATTACGATGCAGATCTATTAGATGTTGTTGGCAGAAGCCTGGCAGGTTATCGGGAATTGTCCCGTCACTACCTAGAAGATCGCGGACAGTATTTTAATTTTGCTCACCCTACCACTAATGCATATTATGAACGAATCTGTAGTTAAAAATACTCAGCCAGGCTTGGTCAAAGACTTTGAAGGTAACTGGCAAAGATATCATGCCACGCATGCCTTGGCCAGAAACAACACGGATTTGAAAAAATTTGTTGATGCCAATACCAGCACAGGAACCACCGTTGCCATTGACAGTTTTGCCCCTGCAATAGTTGCCGACAAGCATTACGAATTCGAAAGAAACAGCATGATTTGGGAGCATCAAAAATATGCACCGGTGGAATTCATAAAAACCCTAAACAAAATGCCCACCGATGTCATGTTTGATAATGTAGTTTTTCTAGGATCCGAATCATTCAAGTATCTGACTGTACCAGAATATTGCAAAACTGTATCCACATTTCTAGATACTGCTATAATCAATGGTAATGCCATTGTTTGTTTGCCAATACTGCACCTACAGTACCACAGATTGCGTTATAATACGCAAGAGATTGTAAAAAAGATTGATCAAATATTTGTAAACTACAGCGTACAAGATGTTTATCAAGACCGAACAGAATTTTATCTAAAGATAATACGAGAGATCTAATGACAAACAAAGGTGATGAATCAGTGGACTCCAAAAGTAATTTTATGAGCTCGGCAGAGGACATGAAACAACAGCTAGGTCCTGCTCTTTGCCTGGCAAAATGGAAACAGGTAAGCCTACACTTGCCAACTGGATTAAACAACTCCTGCTACCATCCTCCGTTGCATGCTATAGATGCTGTTGTATTAAAAGATAATCCGGGCGCATTGCATAACACACAACACAAGAAGCAACAGCGCATTATGATGCTCACGGGCGAGAAGCCCGCCGAGTGTAGTTATTGTTGGAATATTGAAAAACACGGTGAACTGAGTGACAGACATTATCGTTCTGGAGAACCTTGGGCAGCAGAATCCTACGACTTGATTAAGAATAGTACCGGAGATGAAGATGTTGTACCTAGTTATGTTGAAGTTAATTTTAATCACGCTTGTAATCTTAAATGTAGTTATTGTAGTCCACAATTCAGCAGCAGCTGGCAACAAGAAGTTGAG